GAGTCAAGACGAGAAGGATGCTATTGATGTAGAGTCTATCCAAAAACTAGATGCTGTTAAGGCTAATATGCCTTTTAATCCTAAGTTGATTGAAGTATATAATAGGAAGTTGCTTGAGTTCGCTGGTTTGCCACCAGATGACATCAATGATATTATGGAGTTTGAGAAACAACAAAGAGAGCAGTTGGCTAATAATCCAGATCTTTTAGCTGGCCAGCCAGGAGGTGAACAACCTCAGGCACAACCGCAATTACAGTTACCTGCTCCAGCTCAAGTTTAATTATGTCTAATTTAGTAGATGATATTTTGCAGAAGTTTAATTTAAAGTATCAGGAGTTGACGCCTGTTGAGATTGATACTTTGAATAAGATGCTAGAGGGTGTTAGTAAAACACCTCTTACTGTTGAGAGTATGAAGGAATACATCTCTACAATGCGAGAGAATGTAGAAAAAGAAGTTACTCAGACAAAGCACAACTCTAATCAAGATTTGTTTTTAAAAGCAAGACTACGTAACTATATATTGTTAGAGGCTTTCCTTGGCTCTCCTGAGAAGGCTAAAAAGGCTCTTGATAGACAGGTTGCTAGTTTAGTTAGTAATATAAAATAAGGGTAGATATGTTAGATAAAAGATCATTAGAAATATTAAATAGAATAGTAGTTAAGCCAGTAGGTGAGCTTTTAGAGCATGAGATATTTTTTCTTCGTGCAAGACGTTCATATCTGAATGGTAAGCAAATGAGAAAGTTTGAGAGTATTTTTGAGGATAAAGTTAAAGAAATGAATAAAAAAGAGGACGATGTATCTTACAAAGAATTACAGAAGAAAGCTAGTGAGTTAGGTATCACTCCTGTCGTGGGAGTAAGTAAGGATGAACTAACTAGACTTATTGATGAAACTCTAGCAAGTAAATAATAATTATCACCAAACCCTTTTGAAAGGACGGTAATATGCCAGATGAAAAAAAGAATCACGTGAAGCCAACTAAAGAAGAGATGGAAGCTAAGGATAAACAAGATCTTGTAGATCTTGAGAATATTAAAGCTGAAGATGATAAGAAGTCTGAAAAGGTAGAAAAAGAGGCTGAAGATATTCCTAGTGATAGTAAGGAGCAAGATGAAAAAAATGAAGAGCCTGAATCAGATCAGGAAGGAGATTCAGAGCAGGATCGAGAAGCAGAAGAAATTAAAGAACCTAAAGAGGGAATTGAAGATGAAGAGGTCCCTGAAGAAGAGCCCGATAAAGATAGTGTAGATTATAAAAAGAAGTTTTCAGATTCTACTAGAGAAAATCAAGTCCTACATTCTAAGTTGAAGAGCTTTGAGAAGGCTAGTACTGTGCCTGAGCCTACTGATAAGGATATGGGGCAAGAGTATCCCGATTGGGAGGTAATGGATGATTTCGATAAGAAGGTTGCTAAGAATATTTGGAAGCAAGCTAAGAGGAATCAGGCTACCGATGAGATGGTTGCAGATTCAAAAAAGGTTGATAAATGGAATAAAAGCGTTGATGAATTTGTTGATGATCCAAAGACTCTTATTGATAATTCTAATCTTGAGGGTAAGTTAGATGAGTTTAAAATCTTTGTTAGTAAGCCAAGTAGAAGAGGTGCAGACTTTGATGATTTAGTATCAGCATTCTTATACCGTGTTGGTAAGGACAAACCAACTAAGAAGAAGGGTAAGATGATTGAAACCGGTACTGGTGGTCCTAGTAAAAAGAGTAAGCCTAAATCTGACAAGCTGACTATAGAGCAAGGTGCTTTACTCAAGAAAAAGAATTATAATGAATACAAGAGATTACTTAACGCCGGCAAAATTGAAGACGGATTTTAAATTTACATTTGACATTGAACAGTTTTTTTTACTAGCATTTAGTTAGTGACCTCCAAACTCCTTTGTGGAACGGCTAGGGTTCAGTTAGAAAATAATTAACAAAGGAGTTAATAATGTCTGCATACGGCACAAAGCTCGCAGAGGCTTTTTCAAACAAAATTGTTAAAAATCTGTACGACAGAAGTTTAATCGATACAGTCGTGAATCGCGACTATGAAGGTGAAATCAATAGAGTAGGTTCTGTATTGAACATGCTTAATTTTGATAAGATCTCTGAAAAGACTTACGCTGACGCTGCTATGACAGCTGACAGCTTAGCTGAGAATAACGCTCAGTTAATCATTGATCAGTACAAATCTTTCTACTGGAAAGAGAAGGTACTCGCTCGATGGTTGTCTTACATTAAGAATCCTCACGCCACTATTGTTGAACAAGTTGCAAATGAACGTGCTAAAAACATGGATGAATTTGTATTTGGACTATGGGGTGATGTAGGAGCTGGTAATAGAGTAGGTACAGACTATACAACTGGTAGTGTCACTATTGATGTGAGTACTGGTCTTGTAACAGGTGCTGGTACTACTTTTACTTCAGCAATGGTAGGACGTCCATTCAAAGCAACTGGTCACAGTATCTGGTATAGGGTTAAGACCTTTACCAATACTACTTCTATGGTTATTGAAGATGATCTAGATGACACCACTTCGGCTTATACAGGTGGAGCAATCGGAGCAGGTGCTACTTACACTGTTCAAGCTGCTACAGTATTAACTATTACTGCTGGTAATCTTTTACAGTATGTTGGTAGATTGAAGCTCGCTCTTGATGAAGCTGAGGCCAATGGTAACTCTACGGTCCCTGATACTGATAGATGGCTGATCTTACCTCCTGTAATTGTTGATCTGATTCCTAGAGCAACTGGGGTCGCACTACATGTGCCAGATGTCTACGAGAATCTTATTAGGAAGGGAATGGTTACGATGCTACAAGGCTTCAAAGTCTTTATGTCTAACCGCCTAGCTGGTGATAACACTGACGGTTTCAGAGTGTTAGCCGGTCATCCTAACTGGTGTACTTTCGCAGAGAAGGTATTACAGGTTCGAATGGAAGAAGACCTAATCGGTGATTTTGGAACTGCTTACAAAGATCTCTTTGTATACGGAGCTAAAATTAACGACAAAAGACGTCATCAGGCAGCCTCTGGCTACTGGTTAGTCTAATAGAATAGAAAAATAGCCTGCTATCCTTGACCTTAGGTGGGGGTAGCAGGCATTGAGAGAAATATGGGAATATTCAGACTTAAAGAAGATTTACATCAAGACACTCAAGATGAGATGGATAGAATTGAAGCTATCTCATCTGCTCAGCGTACTACTGCTGAAGCTGCTTTTTTAACTGCTAGAACTCCATATAGAACGAATAGAGTACTTAGATACGACACTTCTTTAACTGCTATCAAGGCAAGTTCATCCGATGAAATTTTGGAGGCTGAAGGTAATAGCCTTCCAACTGGTGATACTGGTTTTAAACCTGGTGCAACATTTTATGATCTTGATAGAAGTGGAATGACTGTTTATACAAATACAGGAACTAATACTAATGCTATCTGGACCTTGATGGCTGGTGGCGATGTATCTGCCTCACCTTCTACGTCAGTCTCTCTTAGTATCAGTTTATCGCCTTCTGCAAGTCCATCTACTAGTGTTAGTGTTTCTGAGTCAGCTTCGGTCAGTCCATCTGTTTCGATCTCTGCAAGTCCATCTGTTTCGATCTCTGCCTCACCTTCGCTCAGTCCAAGTGCTAGCATTTCGCCAAGTTTAAGTATTTCGTTCTCACCATCGTTGAGTTTATCGCCAAGTCCTTCTGCATCAGTTAGTTTATCTAGCTCACTCAGTTCAAGTTTGTCACAATCATTTAGTCCTTCTGCGTCAGTCAGTTCGTCAGTCTCACCAAGTTTGTCTGGCTCTGCCTCACCTTCAATTTCAGTAAGTTTGTCAGAGAGTGTCAGTCAATCGCCAAGTCCATCAGTCTCAATAAGTTTGTCATCAAGTTTGTCGGTCTCACCTTCTGCCTCGGTCAGTCCATCGTTGTCAATTAGTTTGTCTCCTTCAGTGTCAGAATCAGCTTCAGTCAGTTTGTCAGTCTCACCTTCGCTATCTGGCAGTCTTAGTCCATCACTCAGTCCAAGTGCTAGCATTTCGCCAAGTTTAAGTATTTCGTTCTCACCTTCACTGAGTCCTTCAGTTACCGAGAGTGCCTCACCTTCAGTCTCAGTCAGTGTCAGTCCTTCAGTGTCGGTCTCTGCTTCGCCTAGTACCAGCACAAGTTTGTCATCTAGTTTGTCAGTCTCACCTTCACTCTCAGAGAGTGTTAGCGCATCGCCTAGTCCTTCAGTGTCGGTCTCTGCTTCGCCTAGTGTCACACCAAGTGCTAGCCCATCACCTTCAGGTTCGTTATCACCTAGTGTCTCGACTTCACTATCTGGTAGCCCAAGTCCATCACTATCTAGCTCGCTCAGTTCGTCACTTTCAGCTTCTGCCTCAGTCAGTCCATCATCTAGTATTAGTAATAGCCCAAGTCCTAGCCCATCGGCATCTAAATCGCCTTCGCCTAGTGTTTCAATCAGCGCTTCACCTTCTCTATCTGGCTCATTGTCAGGCAGTGTCACATCAAGTGCTAGCCCATCGGTGTCTGCTAGTGTTTCAATCTCACTCAGCCCAAGTGTTAGCCCTTCAGTCTCACCTTCTGCATCTTCATCGCCAAGTTCAAGTGAGAGCGCATCAGATTCACCTTCACCTTCATTCCCTCCTGATCCACCAACTCCTGACCCTGGATATTCAGGTTCGGAGTCTCCATCTCCAAGTCCTTCGCCAGACTAACTTGATTAATTGATTTTAATTGGTTAGAATCTAGCCATGGTTTCTATCATAATTCCCTCTCGCAACGAAAAATATCTCAAAAGAACTATAGAAGAATTACTAGAAAAAGCAGTCGAAGAGATTGAAATTATTGTTGTACTTGATGGCTATTGGCCACCTCCTGAAGATATAATCAATAAATCTAATGTCCACTATATTCATTTCTCAGATCCTAGAGGTATGAGGAGTGCTATTAATAAAGGTGTGGCTATTGCTAGGGGTGAGTACGTGATGAAGATAGATGCTCACTGTATGGTTTGTGAAGGTTTTGATCTTTTATTA